TATCATTTGGAAAATCTTTTTGATAGCCAACAAAGTTGTGAACATAATCTGGTTTCATATAAACTGTTCGGCCCATGGTTTTGATATCTACTTTTTTATTATTGATAACAATATCAACGATCCCCGCTTCGTTATACTCGGGTAACTTACCATAAACAATGTCATAGATTACTGTTTCACCAAGAATGCCTGTGTATTGTTGTTCTTTACTTCCGTTCGCGCCAACAGATCTGTTACCAAAATTTCTTTTGTTCACAGTATCCCAAGCAAACTTACAAAGCTCTTCTCTCAACTTTATATTCAACATTATTTATACATTACAATTGTCATGATTAATAATAACCAAGTAAGGATAATAAATAGCAACCAATAATTTGGTTCAAAGTTATCTAGTTTCATATAATAGCTCCTGCATCATCAATGTTTTCTAACATTTCTTTCTCTGTTATTGTTATCTCACCTTGTGATTTACATTCTTTGCATTGATAAACTTCACCATAGCAATCTCTACGATACCCATTACCACCACAGTCATGACAAATAACTTTTTGTTTTCTATTTTCCATTTTTATATCCCTTTCTTTTAGCCATACGTTTAGTAAGAAGTTCTATTGTTTTACTAACAGTAAGTTTTAAGTCTTTGTTATGAATTAATTTACCCTCACCTAAAAATATTAACATATTGTAAACTTTAATAGGTACTGATACTGATTTATACTTGTTTGGATCTGCCATTTTTTCTCCTTTTTGTTTATTTTATTATGCTTTCTGCATATCTGATATGGGAAGTTATACTATAAAAACAAGTGTTGCAAGATATTTATTTTTAAGGTATTGTGGACATCTCTTCTCACACCTTTTGTTTGCTCGTCCTAGTACAACTAGGGCGGGCATTCAATTACCTTCTTCCTTGACCTCTGTATTCTTTTCTTGAATTACGTTTATTTGGTTTTTTAGCGTGGCGTCCTGGTCTTTTTTTATTGGTATGTTTTATGAAAGTTCCTGAACCTGATTGAACTTTACGGGCCATTTTTATCTACTTCTGTCATTAAACCAATTCTTTTACTGTTTGTGATTGGAATATATCTAATGATTCCATTTACATATTGTTCTACTTCTTCTCCGCATAATGAACATCTATAAAAATCTTTATATAAAAATAATAATGGAGATAATAAATTGCAATAAGGACATATACCATGCTCTATTCTGGCAGCAAGTTGTAATGGTTTTCTAAATTTTTTTATTTTTCTTGGCATCTATATCGTAGAACATATCATCTGTGTCTTCTAATTGCCAACTTCTATTTTCTACATTCCATTCTGTAGTTTGGACTTTATAATCCGGCCAATGTGTTGAAGATGTAAAGCTAGGAATACTCCACAAAATACGATTATTAGGTTGAGCTGCAAAAAAACCGTTATCAAGAGCCAAAATGTGAGCACACTTATGTTGATCAGGTATTTCGGAATGTTCAGTATCAAGTATATTAGATTCCGGATGTGCCCAATCCACAGTGAATAAATATTGTCCATGAATAAATTTTTTGTCTTTACCTAAATATTTACAGCGCTGCCCGATTAAAAAATCAAAAGTAGTAATAGCAGGATAATAACTAAATGAATTCCACAACTCAAGATCTTCGAGATCTGGATGTTCCATTTGTCCTTGATGCATAGTACCGCTGCTTCCTCCTTGAATAAAAGCAGAGATAGGAAGCCGCCAATATATTGCACCATTCGTAAGTAAAGCATGAAATAAGATCGCACGCCCTGGAATACTTGCAATACCAATGACCACACAATCTTCAGTTTCGCCATGATGTTTTCGTAAGTCATATAAATATTCTCTTCTTATTTTACAATAAATCGGTGGTATATTAGCATTTAAATAAGACATTGTATATTATTTAATATCACCCCAATTATTTCCTGATTCATAATCTACTTTGTTTGGTATTTCTAGTTTAACAGCTGATTCCATAATTTCAATTATTTTACTTGCATGTTCAGGTGATTCAACAGAAATATCTATTTCATCATGTATTTGTATATGGGGTGTAATACCTTCTTCATGTAATCTTATCAATGACATTTTTGTCATATCTGCTGCAGATCCTTGTATTAATCTGTTTAAAGCTCTGTAAGTAAAAGCTCTTTTAATGCCAAACGTATATTCTTTTTGTGCATCTTCTAATTTTTTAGGTGTACCTGTATTAAATGTTAATGGTTCCCACAGATCAAAATGACAGATTCTTCCTTTTAAAGTTCTAATCACACCAGATTTTTCTGCTTTGTTTGTAGTATTTTTCATCAACTGTTTTATAAAAGGTGCTTTGGCATGATACTGTGCAATTAATTTTTCAGCTGCTTCTTTCATTAAACCTAATTCAGCCATTAATTTATTTTTACCCATACCATACATTAATCCAAGATTAATTGTTTTTGCTTGTGATCTTTCAATACCAGCCATTTTTGCAACTGCTGCATGAAAATCTGCTTCACCACTAATATAAGCATTTGCAATTTCATCAATACCATCTAACTTTTGTAGTTTAGCGTAATGAACTAATATTCTTGGCTCTTGTTGTGAATAATCAAACACTCCCCATTTACAATTTTTTTCTGGAATAAATATAGATCTAATTAATGGACCTAATTCTTTATGTCTTACCGGGATTTGTTGTAAGTTTGGATTAGACATTGAAAATCTTCCTGTTACTGTTCCGCCATCATCAGATCGTATTTGATTTATATCTGCATGTATTCTTCCATTATGAGAATGTTTTGTAATTGTATCTATAAAAGTTGTGTGTGCTTTGTTTATTTCTCTTGCGTTTGCAATTGATTGAGCAAGTTCGTGTGGATGATTTCCTAAAAAATTTCTAGTAAAACTTGGAGCTCCTGTTTTTTCTGTTTTGTCGTATGGAAGTTTAAGTGCATCAAATGCCTTTGCAATAGATGCCGCGGCCCATAACTCTACATCAATATTGGTTAACTCCTTGATTTTAAATAACAATTTCTTTTCTTCATCTATTAATTTTTTTTTAATTTTTTCTGCTTTTTCTAAATCTACTCTTACACCTTTAAATCTCATGTCTACTAAACATGGAAATAATTTTGTTTCCATATCAAAAATATCTATAAGATCTTGTTTATTAATTTCTACTTTCATTTCATGCCAAAGTTTTAAAGTAGATTCCGCATCTCTTTCTGCATACTGACCAACAAACATAGATGGAAGTTTCCACAAATCTTTTTTAGGATTGATTCCATATTCTTTTGCTGCTGCTTGTAATACTGCTTCGTCCTTACCAATCCCTGCATATTCTTTTGCAAGTGTATCAAGACGATAACTTAATCTATTCTCATCAACAAGTGATGCTGCAATCATAGTATCTCTAATATTTTTTGGTAATGTAAGTCCTGTTGATCTTAACCAACACACGTCATACATTGCATTGTGAAATAGAAATGTAGAATCTTGTTTAAATAAATTTTGTAACCAATTTAAAACTAATTTCTTATCCATGTTACCACCACCTCCGTGTGCAATTGGATAATATGCAGACCATCCTTCTACTGCTACTGCAACTCCTACAATTTTACCATTACCAACCACGTTCCCCGATCCGAGTTCTATTAAATCCGGATCACAGGTTTCTAAATCTATTGCGATTTCTTTATGACCGCGTAGATCTTTTAATTCTTCAGGGACCACCCATTCCGTTTGTGGTGTAAATAAAACTTGTTGAAAAGTTCGTGTCATTTATCTTTGTAATCTCTTTCTAAAATCATTTCTAAATAGTGAATTGCTTTTAATATATCTTCTTTTTTACCTTTTAATCTATGACGACAAATGTATTTAATTGCATTACCTTCTGCAAAAGGTAAATTGTTTTCATTGATGAAGACAGATGGTTGTATCTTCATTAATTTATAATGTTTACCTCCTACTTGTCTAAAAAATATTTTATTACTCATATAATATACGCTTTGTTAAAATCTCTTGGATCTACAATATGAAGTTCTTTTTTAGCTCTAGTGCAAGCTGTGTAATATAATCTATGTAAATCATCTGGATCATCTTCGCTTTGTCTTACAGCGGCAGCAGTTAGATCAGTTAAAATACAAATATTGTCTTGTTCACCACCTTTGAATGAATGAATTGTAGACAAAAGAATCCTAGGAGTCTTGTTTATCTTCTCACCATTTGCTCTCATATTACGAATATAATTTTCTGTAATTGTATCAACACCTTCGAATGATTCATACCATACCTTATTAGTAAGTAAACCATGATTCTGCATACAATCATTTATTAAATACTTTTCTTCTGCCTTTAATGTTTTAGCATCTCTATATCCAGGAGTTACATTGGCCCCTAAATATTTGTATATGTTTTTTATTTGTAAATAATTTAATGGTGTATTGTTTCTAAAGTCTTCCCAATTACTTAATGCAAGTAATAGTTCTAATGATATAGAATTAACACCTTTATATTGATAATACCATCCTTGTAATTCACATAATTCTTTAACATCATTTAAAAAATGATTAGCTGTTGCAAGAACTGTCCAGTTTCCTTTAGACATATCTAACTGCGTAATATCAGTATAGTATTTTAAAATACCTATTTCTTGTCGTGGTTTGTAATCTTTTTCATATCTATTCTTAACTCTTGATATAATTCTTTGTGATAATTCATGTATAGGACCTCCAGGAATACGATAAGATTGATTAAGCGTCCTGATCTCGTCTACTTCATTCTTTAGCGCTATAAAGTGATCTACATCGGCCCCAGCCCACTTAAAAATAGCTTGATCATCATCACCTGCAATATATGTTTTTTCTGCGTTTTTCCATATAGATTTAATTAATTTCCACTGTAAATAAGATAAATCTTGTGCTTCATCTATAAATAATACTTTAAATTTAGGAGCTAAATCTCTTTCAACAAACTCCTCTAACAAATCAGTATAATCTTTTAATCCCTTTTCTTTTTTATATCTCTTTAATTCTTGGTCTATTAAATACAAAGTATTTCTTTCCACATCTAATAAATTTTTTCTTAAATCATAACATTCAAGAAGATCCATACCTTTGACTCTTGCTGTGTTAATAATGGTTAAGTATTCATTATCTGAATTAAATATTCCATCTTCTTCTGAATATGCTGCAGTCTTGATAGGTATATTACATTTAATTCCAAATTCTCTGTAATCTTCTGGGCTCATCATTCTATCTCTAGTCATGTTTAATAATTTAAAACATAACGAATGAATCGTTCTAAAATAAATTAAATCATGTTCAGGACTCAATTCAAATTTTTGTGCAGCTCTTGTTGCAGCTTCTGTTGCTGCTTTTTTACTAAAAGAAAAATAACCTATCTCTCTTGGTTTAATTCCTTGTTTAATAAATTCATCTACCAAGTTTAATAATGTTGTTGTTTTTCCAGTTCCTGGTGGACCTAGTATTATTGTTTTCATATTTCTTTAACCTCCTTTCTAATATTTCTTTTTGCAATTTTGTTTTATTTAATTCTTCTTTTAACAATCTGTATTTTAAAAACCAGTTTGTTCCTATCATTAAAAATGTTCCTCGTGATATTTGACTTGTGATACGGAAGCATCAATTTTTTTCATAGTTTTAATTTTAACTAGTCTAGGTTCTTGACCTTTAATCTTTATTCTAATTTCTTCTACAAATATTTTATCTTCTATTAAAGACTTAATTAAATTACCTGTTTTAGACTTATCCATTTCCCAATGATTTTTCTTACAAAAGTTATAGAAGTCTTCCATTCTAAAATAAGTAAATTCTCTTTTCTCATCTGTGTATGGAAGTTTATTAAAGATATCTTCCATTGTTCTTGCATTCTGTCTGTTGGTTGTCCAATCTTGCAGTAACGAAATAATTTGATTTTTAGGATTTAATGACTCTAAAGGTTGAATCGTTTCCATTCTTTCTATTAATGGTTTTAAATAAAATTCTCTCCAATCTTTATCTTTTAATTTTGGTATAACAAGATCTGCTTTCTCAAGTAATGCAATAGAGAACATAACAGGATTTGCTAAATGTTCTGTTTTCAATTCTACTCTTTTTAAATTTTCTCCTTCACCTACATTTAAAAAATATTGTGGTGGATTAGAATTATATTTTTGTAAACTACTTAACAAAGGCATAGCATCTTCATCAGAACCTACACCAAATTTTTTTGTTCTACATAAAGATGCATTACAAACATTTACAATTGGTGGAAGTTTACATCTGTATTTGTCATAACCTTTCTTACCAATTGATTTTAATAATTGTTGTACTTCACTATTACTTAATGGCTTTGTCATGTATTTAAGATTAGCTTCGACGACTTTGTCTTGCCAAGTATCTGGATCTGCTTGTTTAAAATATATGGCAATATTAAACAATGCATTATTCCTAGATCCTTCGTCAAAGCCATCGCGAGCTAATCTATTTAAACATGGAGGCCCATCTTTAAATACTTCTTCTACCTTTTCTTCTTTGATTTGAATCTTTTCAATTTCTTCCCTGCTGCAAGCATAAACATCATAGAGCTTATAAAATTCCTCAAGTGACACAGCGGAGCCATTATCATCAAACGCATATCTTAATCCTTTTGTTTGGTTATGGTAGGGAAGATTTAAAAAATTACCTGTGTCCCCACGTTCCACAAGTATTTCAGTTTGTTTAGGAAATATTTCAACACCTGAATATCCTAGCCCATCTGAAATTTTTTTAAGTGTAGACTGCATCAAAGATGCAGGTATGAATTCTTTTGCAAATAAAAATACGTGTGCTCCACCAGATTTTGATCTAAAGACTATAAGTGGAAGTTTTAAACTTCTTATTTTTTGTATTAAGTTCTTGTGTTCAAGATTATACTGATCAACATCAATACAACCCCACTTACAATTATTAGACTCATTAATGGGAATAATACCCAAAGCAGGATCGACACCATTAAGATGATCTTCCCAAAGGTTATCCGTAACCGGTTTTCTAACAATAAATGCTTTTCCTTTTTGTTTTCCATTTTCTCCACGTTCTCCTTTTTGATATTGTCCATATGCTGTTTGAAACCCAGCAAATATCTGCTTAAATTTTTCTTTCATGTTTTGCCATATTGTTTGGGGCCCGTATTACCGAGCCCCGTTTCGCGATTAACCTAGAACGGCACGTTCTCTGTTATCTTCTCTTCTACATCAGCTCTTGTTTGCACCGATCCTTTTTTAACATCACCAGAAAAACCTTTTGCACTTAAGTACAAAGATTTATCTTTGGTTTCTAAAATTCGATCTTGTGTTACTACCCAACCATACCAACTACCTTTATCATTTTTTTGTAAGTTAGATGATAAGTTGTATACAACACCATGCATTGGAGGAACTGCAAATCCACCTTTACCGTCAGGAATCTGAACAGTTTTCATCATTGCGTTCCACTTCTTGCTCACATTGAGTTGAGTTGATTTCATGGTAATTAAAGCTGGAGTATAACCACCTGCTTTAGTTTCTACCATTACATAGTAAGATGCAGTCTCTTCTAAATAATTACCATTTGGTAATCTAATTTTAGATCCTTCTCTCTTACCTGTAGCTATTACTGGACTGTTAGGAGCATGTAATGCAACCGGAGCTGCAGATCCTTCTCCTCTTTCAGACCATTCTGGATAGTCTTTTTTATAGTAACAAGGAATAACTTTAATTCCTTTTTTACCATCATACAGTTCATTCGTAACTGTATTATATATGTTTCCAGGTTTAGCACCTTGAACATATTTAGCATCACCTTCAGTTACCTGCGGTGATAACTGACCAAGGATTCTTATGAAAGGTAACGCAAGATCTTGTTGCGTCATGTTTTCAAAACCTTTGTCTAGATCATCTCCAAACAAAGCGACAGAACCATTGGTATTTTTTTTTACCATTGCTTCATTAGCCATCATCGTTTCTCCATTATTTACGGGTTATTTTAGTTATGTCTTTAATCCAAGTACTAAAGACTTCAGAAGGCATGTCGAGCCCGGACTCGACACGCTCCTGAAATAAAGCTGTCAAAGTATTCCAAGCCACATCAGATTTCTGTTGTGGTTCAAAACCATTTGACGCTGCAAGGTCCAACAATTGTTGTGCCTTGTTATCTTCGCCACGACCGAACGTAACAGAGACATTGTTTTTAATAATGTCTCCAAGTCCGTTTTCACGAAGCCATTTATAAGCTTCTTCCCTTCGAGTGTCATCTTTGGGAAGAGTACATCTATATTCTCTTTTGACTGTTACAGATGAACCATCAGCTAATTTTAAAGAACTTAAACCTTGCTCCGCTAGGAGTTCAGGTATTATTCTTGAACTAATATCGTCTGCTAATTTTTTTAAATTGTCTACATGTTCTTCAGCACGCGTAATATCATCCTGTAAGTTTTTTAACTTTTGACATTCAGCTGCTATAGTAGTTACTTCTACATTGTCTAGAAGATCTGTTGAATCTTCTAACATCATTTGTTTTACATCATCACTCATTGTTATCCTTTCTGAAAGAGATCGATTTCAATTGGGTAATATTTAAGCTCTCTACGATCCCATTTCAAAAGATTAAATTGACCATTGGTCATATCAGTTGCTATAGCACAGGAAATACCAATGATCGAAGGATCTCCTGTTAGTAGTATGTAGTCCTGTTTCCTAAAATCTCTAAGATTTTTTCTCATCTTAAAAACAAAAGGACCGGAACTATATATAATTTGTGAATCATCACCATATCTAGGTAAACAAATAACTATGTAACCAAAGTTAGATGCACCTAAAACATTAATATTTGCAGGCGGTTCTTGTAATACATAAACAAAACTTTCTTTAGGATTGTTTTTATAAAATTCTAAAAACTCTCGCAAAGATTTTTCTTCAAACAATTTAAATATTTTAGTTTTCATTCTTATTTCTCTCTTGACAAACAATATAATGATGTTTATTTATTATGTCAATAGAAAGAATTAAATTATTTCATGGTAAGAAATTATAGGTTTAAAACCAAGCCATATGAGCATCAATTAGTTGCTTTAGAAAAGTCTTGGGATAAAGATGAGTTTGCATATTTTATGGAAATGGGTACTGGTAAATCTAAAGTGCTCATAGATAATATAGCCATGCTATATGACAAAGGTAAAATAAATGCGGCAATGATTATAGCACCAAAAGGTGTTTATAGAAACTGGTTATCTTTAGAAATTCCTACACATATGCCTAGCCATATACAGTATAAAAGTGTATTATGGACAGCTTCGACATCCAAAACAAAAGATAAAGAGTACCAATCTTTGTTTGAAACAGACTATGACCTTCACATCTTTATTATGAATGTTGAGGCGCTATCTACTTCAAAAGGTTTGGCTTTTGCGCGTAAGTTTTTATCATGTCACAATACTTTAATTGCTGTAGATGAATCTACTACAATTAAAACACCAAAAGCTGCACGCACTAGAAATATTATAAGTATTGCAAATCTTGCAAAATATAGAAGAATATTAACAGGATCTCCTGTAACTAAATCACCTTTAGATTTGTATACTCAATGTAAATTTCTTAATGAAAATTTACTTGGTTTTAGTTCTTATTATTCTTTTCAAAATAGATATGCTTGTATGGTTGATAAATGGTTTGGCGGTAGAAAAGTATCTGTTATTAAATCATATCAAAGACTTGATGAATTATCTAAATCAATAGAACCTTTTTCATATCGTGTGTTAAAAGAAGATTGTTTAGATTTACCTGATAAAATTTATATAAGAAGAGAAGTAGAACTCACAGAAGAACAATTAAAAATGTATCAATCAATGAAAATTGTAGCTATGGCTGCACTAAAAGGTAAAGTTGTTAAAGCTCCTCATGTATTAACTCAATTAATGAGATTACACCAAATTACTTGTGGTCATGTAATGACTGAAACTGGAGAAATAGTTGATATTGAAAACAATAGATTAAAAGAACTTATTAATATTTTAGATGAAGTTGAAAGCAAAGTAATTATTTGGTCTCACTATACTCATGACATCAGAAAAATTTCAGCAGAGTTAAAAAAAGTTTATGGTGAAAATTCAGTAGTAGAATATTATGGTAAAACAGAATCAGAAACTAGACAAGAAGCAATAGATAAATTCCAAGATCCGCGTTCCCCGGTCCGATTTTTCGTAGGCAATCCACAAACTGGCGGGTATGGTATTACGCTAACAGCGGCTAGTACTGTTATATATTATTCTAATGGTTATGATTTAGAAAAGAGATTGCAATCAGAGGATCGTGCGCACAGAATAGGACAAAAGAAATCTGTTACTTACATTGATTTAATTGCGGAGAAGACTGTTGATGAAAAGATTGTCAAAGCTCTCCGCAAGAAAATTAACATTGCTTCTGAAGTATTAGGTGAAGAATTAAGATCTTGGATTTGATTTTAAAGTTTCTAATACATCTTTTTGCCAGTCTTTTACAAACTGTTCTGCGTTCTTGAAGTAATTGCTCCAGAACTCTTTTACTTGACTATATGTAGGCATGTTATCTCCTTTGTTTATGTTGCACTGCAACATATATAAAGATTAAATATTAATTTTCAAGTACTGATTTTTCTCTTGTAATATGGCCAACAACTGTGCCTTTGTGAATACCTTCTTTAATTCTATATCCGTGTGTACCACTACCATTAATCTCAACTTCTTTTCTACTTTTTAATAATGCATTATTTTTCTTTTCTATTTCTTTATTCTCATAATTTTTAACTATTGGATCTGTGTATGTTAATATATGTATTTCTTGTAGATCATGTTCGCGATCTAAAAATTTATATTCTATTTTTGTTGTATTAAAATCTTTCTTTATTTTATTGCATATTGTTTCAGGATCAAATTCACCGCAGGAATAAACATCAAACTGCAGCAAGGCGGGATCAGGTTCATCCCAAACATGCATTACAATATGAGATGTTTCTATAATAGCAGCACCTGTAATTCCA